TTCGGCCCTGCCAGCGTACGCCCCACGCTGGGCGAACCCAAGCGCGAAGCCGGCGCCCTGCGGCTGCGCACCGGCTCACGCCCGGTCGAACCCGCCGACGAAGCCATGGCAGGTTCAACGGTAGAATGACGCCTTCGATCCAGCGACTCCCGGAAGCGTGGCAGAGTGGTCGATTGCACCGGTCTTGAAAACCGGCGACGGGCAACCGTCCGTGAGTTCGAATCTCACCGCTTCCGCCATGATTCTTGACTTTTTCGAAGTCGTCGAACCAGTGGGCTATCTTTCTCACCTTCGATCGCTGCAATGGCGATCCAGTGCTCCGCGTTCTCTCCTAATTCCATAGCAAGACTGCCAGCAAGTGCGGGGCTTAAATGCCCACGAGCTTTTGCGTTCGTGAATGTTGCGCTGGTGATTCCGAACATCCGCGCCCAATCGGAAGCCGACTGTTTTTGCAGTGCTTTTTCCATCAAACCAAGTGTTCCGCTCATCGCAATCTCCTACTTAAACAGTGTGTTTATAGCATGTAAGGCTTTTTAAACACCTCGTTTATCGCTAAGGTTCCTGGAAATTAAACGCAACGTTTACAGGAGCCACCATGCACCCCATCGAATGCACTCCCCCGCCCGACAAGGCAGCTACCCCTGCTATGGTGGCTCCGGTAGCTGCTGGGCGTGGGGAGTGCACCAGGCCAGAAGTCCCCTACACCCACGCAATCCACGCTAAACGCTGCCACGAGGCCGGTATGCAGGGCAAAACACTGGCCGGGCAGCACGTCCAGGTGCAAATTGCCTTTGCGGGCTGCTGTGCCCGGATCGTCACGGCTTGGGATACTGCCGATGGCCTGGAAATGTGGCAGCTGGATCTGCTCGCCCCTCTGAAGGGCCGTATGTCTGTCCCAGCTCGTAAAGTCCGCCAGTGCTCGGGTCTGGATGGTCTTTGCACTTGTGCAGCCGAGACCGCCGACCGGGCAAGCGCAGCGCCGCACGCGTCGGCTGGATCGGCTTCTGAGGGGTTGACGTGCCTGTAACACGTCAACTTAGTCCGGAAAACCGGAAAAACACCCCGGAATCAGATTCCGTTGAGGACCTTTTTCCCCTTTCCAAAAAGATCGATGCCGCGAACTCTTTGACCTGGTATCCGGTTCCGCCGACCAAAACGCAACTTGTCGGGTTTTGCGACTGGATCAGCATCTACCAGCGTCACGGCTCTGGCCAGCCTGTTCTCTGTGATGGCGCATTCATGCGGATCGACAAGCACGGTGAGACCGTGAACACCACGCTCAAAAAGCTACGTGTCGAGGGCAGCCACGAGACGGCAATCTTCATCCGGTGCGATGGTGAGACGGTTTGGTTTGAAGGCAACGTAAGCAAGTTTGGCCGTCAAGACAACGTCTTCGGCTACAGCTTCCGGCAGTGCATCTTGCGCATTAACGCCCTGCTTTCAGAGCATGGTCTGCCGCCATTTACTGACGGTGAACGCTACATCACGAACTTCAAGGGTGAGCCTCGATCCGTGTGGACTGGTGCGATGGTCACTCGCGTCGATATGACGCAGAACTTTTCCACCGGCTCGAAGGAAAACGCCTACTACTTCATGCGTTACCTGGCAGGTCAGCAAGCCTCAAGGTTGAAGACTGGCACCCATGGTGAAGGCGAAACAGTCGATTGGGGCCGGGGCTCACGTTCGATTTATTCAAAGGCGTATCTGAAGGGCCCAGAGCTGCGCAAGCATTCGCAAAGCGAGGACTACCTCGGCCACCTTGCCGACTGGTGCGATTCAGTGGGCCTCGTTCGTTTTGAGACCACATACAAGGCCACTTGGCTACATCGGCACGGCTGCCATTACCTCGGAGGTTTCGACATGAAACAACTCGAATTGGACTTTGAGCAGCGCAAGGAGGTCCTCACGCGCCAAAGCGTTGAGGTCGAGGATCTGACCGTTTTGCCCAAAGCAATTTTGGGCACCTATCGCATGTGGCAGTCAGGCGATGACATTTCTTCCAAGCTGAAGAAATCGCAGTTCTACCTTCACCGTAAGGCGTTGCTCCCGTTCGGCGTTGATATCGCCATCAAAAGCAACGTCACCCAGTTGAAACCGCGTACCAGGGTAATCATGCTCGGCCCTGTCACGCCTCCTGATTTTTACGAGCTTCCCACCATCGAAAGGAAACGTTATGGAACTCACGGTTGAAGTCATCGGCATGAAAGCATTCAAGGGCAACGTGCAAGGCGACGCCATCGACAGCGGCAAGCTGTTCACACGCACCAAGCTCAACGAGCGCAACAACCGCCCTGGTGAACTCTTCGCCAAAGGCGAAGCCATTGAAGAATGGAAGCTGCCCAATGCTGAGTCGGTGTTTCGCCTCCAGCATCTGCCCATGCCCTTCATGTGCAAGCTCGAAGTCGAGCGCGTCAGCAACGGCAAGGAAACGAAAGAGATCGTCATCGAGGCCCGACCCGTTGACCTGGCTGTCAAACCGACTCAGCTTCAAAAGGCCGCGTAATGTCGCAAGCCGTCAAACCTGACGACAAGGACGAACCGCTGTTCGTTCCTTTCCAGCCCTATGAAAGTCTCAAGCGCATCGACGGCGAAAAGATCGCCCAAGGCGATCAGTTCTGGCTCACGCTGTACGGCTCCCAAGGCGCAAAGGTTCATATCGCCCTGGACGTGCTTGCTGCTGCTGCGGGTTGTCTTTTGCCCTACCTGGTAGGGCGCGAAGAGCAGCGCGACGGCTATGCCTCGCTGTTAGTGGAGGTTTGATATGGGCTGGCTCATGCAATGCGCAGACTGCGGCCACATCGCTGACGACGAAGACTGCACGGTCATTGATCAAGAGATGCTCCTTGAGTCTTTGAAGTCTGGCGAGATCACGGTGCAAGACTTCATCGACGCTGGTGCGGACATTGGCAAGACCGTCTGCCCGGAGTGCAGCTCTCCGGAACTGGCGCCACTTGAAGGTGACTGAGAGTTTGCAACTGGTAGCCCTCCAACGTCGGGAGACGCCGAGGGCTATCGGGTGCAATCCCCATGTCGGGGAACACCGTAACTGGAGTTCTCAATGCTGAAATTCATCAAGACCAAGTTGTTCGCTTTCGCCGCGCTGCTGTTCGGTTTCTTCTCTGCCGCGCATGCCGCTCTGCCGACCGAAGTGTCTACCGCCGTTGACACGGCCAAGACCGACCTGTTGGCTGCGATCGCCATGGTGATGGCTGCCATGGTGGCTGTGTGGGGCCTGCGCAAGCTGGCCTCCAAGATGGGCTGGATGTAAGTCTGTGACCAGGTGCGCCTCGCAAGGGGCGTACCTCTCTCACTCGCATCATGGCATCCGGTACCGTTTCTGACCAGGCTGGCCGCGCCTGGCCTACGAACAGCAATTCGTGCGCTGACGTCAAGACCGCTTTCACGGCGGCAAATGCGTCTCTCGGCTATCCCTCTTATTCGGCTGTGTCCTGCACTGCCGATCCTGTCGTAGTTGGTACAAGCGTCTCCTTCACGCCCTCGGGTGTTTGGACTGTCTCGGCCATCACTGCCACAGCGACAAGCTCGGGCAGCGGCACTGATACGGGCTCTGGCACTGGTACAGGAACCACCTCCACGACATCCGGCACCCTGACCCTCAAGATTTCGCTAGAGCCCGCGCCGCCTTCAGCGGAGCGCATCCAAGACCTGTCCTTGTTGTTCGGTCTGTCCATCGTCTTCCTGGTTGCTGTCACTGGCGCCAAGCAACTGCTTCAACTTTTCCAGGTCAATCATGAAAAGGATTAACCATGCCCTCCGCTATCGAGATGTATGTCGCTGGCTTGTTCTTGCTCTCGCTCTGGGTGGCTTTCAAGTAGCCCACGCCCAATCGACCGACCGCGTCAGTGCAGCCGAGTTCGGCCGCCTGTGGGGGCCTGCGCTTGACCCTACCGGAGCAACCCAGGTGCGTAACTTCCCGGTAGGCCCTGCCTACCCTGTCACGTCCACGCCGTCGATCACAGCTGAGACTGGCGGCGGTCTTGCAGTTTCCAAGACGGCCCGTTTCCCCGTTGACCCTTCCCGCGTCATTGACGTGACCGCCAAGGCTCCGATCTCCAAGGCCGCGATGGGCAAGGCGTTCAAGTTGGCTGTGGGGCTCTCTGGTGGACCGCTTGGGCTGGCTCTGTTTGCTGCGTCAGAAATCGCTGACTGGATGGCGCAGGCCAACCTGAGACAAGACCCGGCAAACCCGTCCGCATTCCAGGTCAAAGACGCCAGTGTGTGCACGGTCGCGCCCTGTTATCAGTATTACGGCTACGGCAACAAGCAAACCACGCTTTACAGCACCGTGGAACAAGCCTGCGCGTCTGGCATTGGTCAGACGCTCTACGGCAATTCCACTATCACGACAGTCCTTGGTGTGAGTGGTGGCGGCTCTCCTGCCTGCAACTTTGTTGCCACGCCCTACTATTCAACCGGTGTGTGGATTGCCATCCAGGCCAAGTCTGTATCACCTGCTCCTGGTCCTTCCTGGATACCTGCCACACCAGATCAGATTGAACAAGCGGCAGCGTCTCCGACGATGAAGCCTGAATGGCTCAAGCGCATCTTAGATTCAGGCGTTCCAGTCGATGCAGGCATGCCGACTCTCTCCGGGCCTTCTTCCGTTTCTGGCCCTTCGAGCTCGTCCACGAAGCAACTCAAGGACTCTGCCGGGAACGTCACCGGCACCCAGACGGTGAACCAGTCCACGGTCTACAACATCACCTACAACGGCAACACCTATAACGTCAATTCGGTCACTACTACGACCACCGTCAATCCGGACGGAACCAGCACGGTCCAGACCGAGACAGCGGCCAAGCCTACGGAGAAAGACCCGGCCACCGATTGCGACAAGTACCCGAGTTCGCTCGGCTGCACCGACCTCGATGTGCCCGACGGCACCATTCCCAAGACCACCAAGAACATCGCCTACACCGCTGAAACCTGGTTCGGTGGTGGCACCTGCCCAGCTGACAAATACCTCACGACCCATGGCCAGCAAATCAAGGTCTGGGATTGGCAATCCACCTGCAGCAACCTGGTCACCTACTTTCGCCCGGTCCTCCTGATCGTTGCCGCCGTTATGGCGATGTTTATCGTTCTTCCGAAGGGGGCAGAGGTATGAAGCTCGGAACGTGGCTTATGGCCCTCCTGCAGCCCGCCATTGGGCGCATCCTGACGGTGCTCGGCTTCTCGGTCGTTCAGATCACCGGCCTGACCCTGGCAATCAACACGATCCGCGACAAGGTCATCCAGGACGTTAACGCCCTGCCTGCGGATCTGCTCAATGTGTTTCTGCTCTCCGGTGGCGGTGTGGCCTTTGGGATCATCACGGGCGCGATAACGACCAAGCTGCTGATGTGGCAGATCACGAGCTCGACGCGCATCCTAGGCGTCAATCCGGGGTAGGCCATGATTACCTTCATCACTGGCGCACCAGGTAGCGGCAAGACCCTCTACACGATTGCCAAGCTTTTAAAGCCGATGCTGGGCACGACTGTGACCAAGCACAACGACGACGGCTCCACGACCGAGCTGCCCAGGACGATCTACACCAACATCAAGGGCTTCTTGTTCGATCACGAGCTGATCGATGATAGCGCTGAGGGTGGTTTGAACAACTGGCACCAGTGGGCTAAGCCTGGCTCCATCATTTGCTATGACGAGGTGCAAAAGCCCTGGCCACCCCGTCCGAACGGCGCCAAGGTGCCGGACTACATCCAGCACCTGGAGACGCATCGGCACATGGGTGTCGATTTCATTGTGATGACTCAGCATCCGCTGCTGGTGGATCGCAACCTGGTCAACCTGGTCGGGCGTCATCTGCACATGCGTCGGATCGCCAATATGGCCCTGGCAGTGGTCTATGAGTGGGATCACTGCTCCAGATCCCTTCTGTACCGTAACGCGGTCACCAAAAGCCCATGGCGCTACGACAAGGCCGTCTACAAGGTCTATAAGAGCGCCGAGGTGCACACCAAGCAGCCCAGGAAGATCCCCGGCCTGGTGTGGTTCATCCTGGTCGGCCTGGCTGGATTTGCGTACCTCGGCCCGACCACGTTTAACCGGATCTCCGACCGTGCCCAGGGCAAAACACCTGGCGTATCGGCCAAGACCATGCAGCCGATGGCTCCGGCCCAGCTGGGGACTGTTCCCGCACCTGGTCAATTCCCCGCGGTTGCATCCGTCCCAGCTGGGGCACCTGCGGCCGCAGATCCTGCGCCGCAGTTCTCGGGCTGCATTGCTAGCCCGACCAGGTGCACCTGTTTCGACGACAAGGGCCGCAAGGTCGAACCGGATGCCGAGATGTGCACCAGCCTGGTCGAAGCCAGGCCCTCGCCTGTGGATCTGCTGCCTGACACGCCGCGCCTGGCAGTCGTAGATCCTGACGACCTCGATGTGCGCACCTTCATGCAAAGCCAACGGGGCCACTTGAGGGCCGACTAGGCCCATGCCGAAGGCCAAGGGGTGGGGTATGGGGCAAGGCCCCATGCCAGCGTTTCCCATCAAACGGCCAGTTGAGGCCGCTACACTCGTCCCCAATAGAAAAAGGTCAGTTTCAGGGATGTTGATAGGCTATGCGCGAGTCTCCACAACAGAACAGGAGACCACGCTACAGATCGACGCGCTCAACCAAGTAGGCGTGTCTAGGATCTACCAAGAAAAAAGAAGCAGTGTCGGCCAACGGCCAGCGCTCCAAAAGCTGCTGGAGGATCTCCAGCCTGGCCAGGTCGTGCTCGTCTACAAGGTTGACCGCTTCGCCCGCAGCCTGGTGGATCTGCTGCGCATCCTAGAGCGCATCGAGCAAACCGGCGCCACCTTCCGCAGCCTCACCGAACCGATCGACACCAAGACCCTTGCCGGTCGCATGATGATGCAGATGCTCGGCGCGTTTGCCGAGTTCGAGCGCGGCATGATCCGGGAGCGCTCAATGGCCGGACAACAGGCCGCGATTATCAGAGGGGTCCACTGTGGCCGTGCTCGATCGCTACACCCGGAAGACGAGGCCGACCTGGTGCGACTCTGGCAGCAGGGCTACTACACCTTAGACACCCTGGCCAAGATCTTCAATATCCACCCGTCGAGCGTGAAGCGTGCAATCTATCGGGTTTACAAGCCCGACCATTCCAGCTTACGATAGAAATTGCTGACATTTTTAGCAACCGCTCTCGGCCATCTGCTGACATTGGTGAATGTCCGGTAACTGGATCCCAAAAGAAGACTAGTCACCGGCTCACATGAGAAATTCAAACTTCAGTCGGATCTGAAAGTTTCAAGGCAGCCGTCATAGACGATGAAATGACACAATGTGCTTATGAACTTTGATGACGATTTCGAGAGAATGACCGCCGTCGTGAAAGCGGCGGAAGACGAAATCGTCATGGCGGCGATGTTCCACGAGACATGGAAGCCAGCAGCGTTTGACGAAGATCTGAGGACTCGGATGGGCACTTCGTTTGCGACGCACTCTTTCAACATAGTGCGAATCGCACTGCGTCGCGAGATGATCCTTGCTCTCATGCGGATCTGGGACAGCAACAAAGAAGCAGTGCGGATGACGGCGATCGCCGAGAAGCTTAATGAAGACATATTCTTCAGGAATCTGGTTACCAAGCGTGCTGCTGGGCTGGGAATAGCTTCCGCGGGCGTTGAAGCCCGAATGACGGAGACCCTTGAAGAAAAACGCGAAGCTGTGCTCTCGCTTGTCAGGAAATACGCCGACGGCGGGTCTGGGCGTGTGGCCTTTAAGAAAATCAAGGCACTTCGAGATGAGCGGCTGGCCCATAGGCAGGCGTGCGATGCCAGCACAGCCAGAGACGACCTCGATGACAAAGAAGTCGAAGCGTTCTACGAGGACAGCCTGTCCGTTGTAACGACCTTGCTGTCCCTGGTGCTTGCCAAAGCTTTCAACCTCAACGAGGCCGGCGATGTTTACCGACACCACGCCAAATTCTTTTGGGCCGGCGTCCGGGGCGAACGCACCGAGGGACATCCTAACTATCGCAAGCCCGCCGACTAGGCAGTCGCTCGGACGCTAAAGCCATCGCCGACGAGCGGTGAGGAACAAGAGCAGGCATTGGTGAATGATCACTACCGGGCAATGAATTCGACTTGACTTAATACCGTTTTGGGTCGAATGTGTCTACTGGACTAGGGTCGATTCACGGAGATCTAAATGGCGGCGGACAGCAGCAACACTAATAGGGGGCAACCCGGGACTCAGCAGCCCGGGGTGACTAAGGCCGAGCAGATGCTTCTTGAGGCGAATAGTAGGCTGGAAGCTGAGCTACTTGCGGCCAGACAGGAGGTCGCGAATCGCCTCGCGGATGCTGAACGACGTGCAATGCAGATGGTCGAGGAAGCAAAGGGCCGCGCTATGGAGGAGGGCACGAAGATCATTGCGGCAGCAAAGTCAGCGGCAGAGGCAGAGGCCATCAAGGGCGGTATGGACTACGGAGGAACCCGCGTTCAAAGAGTGATTGAGTTCCCGCCGGAGCTGAAGCAAGCCGGTATCGGCATACTCAGTTACTTCTCAGACGTACTGAAACAGCGCTACCCGGATCAAGAGATGGCAGTACGTATCGAGCAGTTTGGGACCAAGGTTCGTCTCATCGTTGACGGACCTTCGGGTTGGCGAGACACGATCGAACACGATCTTGAGACATACGGACGGGTCGTCGTCGGCCAGATTCCTGCATCGTCAATTCTCTCTGACGAAATCGACCGCTTGCGGCTAGAGAATAAACTGCAAGTTGCAAAGGTTGAGTTGGACTTTGAAAAACGCTTTCACCAGCTCAATCAATCTCAAGCCGACGGCCGGATTCGATCTCTTGAGTCTCAAGTTGACCGACTTTTCGCTGTTCTTGACCACAGCCTCTTGCAGCAGGCCGCCGCTGTCAATCTTTCGGAAGCGCTGCTTCAGCTTGATGCAAGCAGCACGGTCCGGGAAGCACTGAGAACCGTGCAACTGCAGATCGTTCGTCGACCCGCAGATATCGATAAGGATGCCACCTCTGAAGCTCTAGCGACCATCAAGCGCGATGATCCATCGGTGCTCAACCGCCTCTATGACCTTCTCTCTTCTACCGCGACAGGAACTGCGGGGAATCTGCTGGCGACCTGGATTCAGTCGCTGCTGAAATAGCTAGAGTAGCCACGCCAGTGACGCCCAACCCCTGGCTCAAGCCAACTCGCTACGGTAGGCGGCTCAGCTCGAACGTTGTACAGCCGATTTTTTAATCTGCGAAGGACCGCAATGGGTCGATATCGGACAGCCGAGAAATGAGAAAGCCCGGATGACCGGGCTTTGAGAGTGTTGTTCGAAAGCCACCGCTTCCGCCAGCGAGTCAACTGCTTGCCACAATGGTCCTTGTGCCGTTCAGCATCAAGTGGCAACACGAATCCTGGATGCGCCAACTGACGCATCATCTTCACGCAAGCGGCATCTCACCACCCAGCGCGTCGATCAAATCCGGCAGGAGTTTGGACAGTTCTCCGGTTGCAATTGCCGCATCGGCATCGAAGCCGTCGTCCTTGTCGGTGGAGGCCCCTTCAAACACCACATCCAGGAACGCCAGCTTCTTGAGCTGTAGACCCTCGGTCAGTAC